GTTGCCTCGCGGAGACGGGATCAAGGTAACAGTTGTAGGCACCATCGATGTCCGGAACCGCATTAATGCGCAACTTTGCGACAGCATCAAGGAGATTAGACATCGTGAGAGTATCACCGACCTGCAGCAGCGACGTATTCAACCGCTGGGACGGCCGAACTATTGACGACGCAATTGCCGACGTTACCGTGTTGCCCGCAGCGCCGTCACTTGCGATAATATTTCCCGAAAATGTTAGAATCCCCGAGATTCCATTCGGAGCCGTCGAGATATTTGCCGCGTCGGCAACCGTACTCACAGCAGTATAGATGTTCGCACCAACAGTGACGGAAAGTGGATTAGCCGAACTTACCGGCTGCTGTACTCCATTCGCAAATGCATACTGGAAGCCGCGGACATCGTCAACTGAGATCGAAGCCCCAGCCGTCGTTAGGCCGACCCTGACACGCGTGTTGCCACCCAAATATGAGCCAAACAGCGCATTGCGAGCGATCTCGTCGAGGCTACGCGCAGCTTGCTCTCCATTCACGTAAGCATTTTGAAGAAACTGTGATGCAATTCCAACCCTGCTCGTAACCACGTTTAGATCGGTTGTCGCAGCGTAGAGGTTAATAGAAATCGTGTATTGCTCAACGCTCCAGGTTGTCGGCGTGAGGCCATTATCGAAGTTGGTATTTGTAGCTGGTGCAAGCGGTGTTGTTACAGTCGGCTTGAGCCCTGCACGGGTTTTCGTGAGGGTTTCGCCAATGCCCACAGCTATCTGTTCTCTGTCCGCGCAAGCTCTGTATCCAAGTCTGGATCTGAGCGCCTGGTCGAATTCGCGTTCGAGGAAGCCCTGCTGAATAATGGGCTGTAAGGCGGCAGGAAAATTTTGTATTCCCATGTCAGTCGTAGGTCCTTTTCATAGATTCTATTGGTAAAAATCTCAGGGAGCGGTCGGAACACTAGCCGCGATGTTTGAGAATTGCAGCGCGGGCTATCTTGTATTCGACATCATTCATTTCGGTAGCAAGCTTCGGCCTAACGGGACCTACGGGAGGCGGCACGGCAGGATTGGACGAGAAGCTAGCCGCGAACAGCCATGGTTTTTGCTTCTTGAATTTGTCCATGGCCAGGCTCGCCTCGGCCACGGAACCATCGGCACTTAGCTGTAAGGTCGAAATGTCCATCAGTTTAATGCCGTCTAGGTCGATCATACCCGCTCGCAGGGCTTCGGCCTTCAACTCCGATTTGATTACTCTAGCGTCAGCAACCTGACGTATCTCATCAACCTCGCGCTCTAGGCGATCAGCCCGGCTTTGTAGCGCCTCAGTTTCGCCGGTAGAGGTCTCCGAGAGGTGAGTAGTGTCTGACATTGTACTCATATAATCAGATTCCAGTTGTAATTCGCGCTATCTCATCAGAACACACGTCTATGTCATAGACTTTGCAAATCGCGTGGATAGCGGACTCCTTGCTAATTAGGCCATTATTAGTCAAGATGACCAGGGTCTGCGCGTCTTTTTGACGGTCGTCCGCCGACGGCGGATACCATGTCGGCCATTTGAGAGAGAGTGGGCCACCTGGATCTATCGGTAAAACTTCGTCTCCCATTACTTTTAACCGATAGATATGTGATGCCGTGACGATCATCTGCATCAAACTCAAGAGACCGACCTCGCCGTATGAGATTCGGAGGTTGTCTGCAAGCCAAAGCAAACCCTGGTTCATCAGCTCAAGAGCCTTGCCTGACTGCGCTGTCGTAAGACGATCTGGACTCGACCTGTTGCCGTGTACGGCCTCCAGCGCAAATTCACGCAGTGTTCTCACGTAATCAAGGACAGCCGCTGAGGCTGTTCCACCGATTTCGAGGAGGCGAGCATCTCCCTTTTCGCCGACAACAAGGGCATTCCCTGCACCCTTCAAAAGATCTCCGCTCATCATCGCCGGTTCTTTTAGCAATAGTGTGGGATCGCTACTGTACTTGAGTCCTCTGCCCGCCTGGCTCAGTTGGTAGTCGATCTCGATTTGAGCTTCTATTGCTGCACGAAAAGTGCACGCACCATCCACCGTTGATGATGATGCCGGCATTCCCGGGAGATTCTTGATCCAAATGATTGGTACAAAGCCAAGACCATGATGCACCGTCCTGGACTGATCGACAACTGGCTCAACTGGTGAACCAACCACAACTGGGCGGAACCACACCTCTGACTCTTTATCCCAGAGGCGACAAAACCAATATTCTGCGCTAGTGTCGTCAACAGCATACCCGTTTCCTATTAATACTGTACCAGACACCTTATACCGCTCGGTGACGCTGGAGAGAACGTCTGGAGATTCAACGTCCCAAACCGGTTCGAGGTACAAACTGTCTTTAACGTCAAGGAAAACTCTGCCCTTGAGAATTCGCATCAATATTGCAACAGAACCCACTGATCCGCGCAATGCGGCGTCAATCATAACGAGATTAATTTTTGCTTCTTTGCATATTTTGGACAGGATATCTTGGGCATCACGATTTGAACAGTCGATCGATGGGAAATGCCCCTCGCTGAAAAGAAGGGATACGCCGTCTTCGACGACTATCTTGCACAAGGGATACCGAACGTTAGGTCGACGCTTTCTCAAGGGGATGTATTCTCCCGCCGCTCCTCTTTCGTCGTGAAATTGGTAGGGCAGTACGTCGTAAATCCGGCCGTTCAATACCCGATTGAAGATGTCAAGGGTTCTGGTGCGTTCAGGATAGTCTGTGTCGCGGGGGATCAGATCACATATGGTATCGAACATGGCTTCTCCGGCATCCGTGCATTGAAGTTGTCGGCACGCGTTCCGCTAGCGGCTTAAATATGGAATGGATGTTTGGCGGAGCGGATTGGGAGATCGGGTTAGAGTCATGAAACCTCTTACAAGTGCATCGACCTGGTCGTCTTTGCGGCCGAGAGGAAAGTCCTTAAGCTCATCGACGAACGCATCGTTCCAATTTCCTCTTAGCATACCCACATTATTTCCTTCGATCTGTGATGCAATTGGAAGCGCGCGGGTAAACTTTGATCCCGTTTCGCGGAATGCTACAATTTTGTATCCGGCGAGACGACCACTCAGATACGCGACTTGGCTCTTACCCGCTTGGCCGGGGTCCTCTGGCAACCCGATCCAAACTGCCTCCCCATCAGACCGTGCGGTAGCATTGATGATGTCTTCTACTTCTCTGGGGCTTCCCCTTATTCGCACGACGTCGAGTATCATATATTGACCGCGAGAATTGCAGGATAACTTGACACCGACGGTCCAGTCGGGATCGTTCCCAGCCATTGCAGTCGTTGCTGCTAAATCCCATGCCCGGACAATACGGTCGGATGGAGTCTGCTCGCAGTTGTCAAAGACAATAACCTTGTCTACCCGAAACAAGCCGCCCGATGCCGGTCGGGGAGTTTGCTGAAACAGAGCAGCCCAGACTCGCTCACCGACTAAGCTCCTCTTTCTCTCAATTTGATTGATGTTTTCCCAAGTCGGCCAAATGGCTTCACCAGCGAACCGGCCTAGGGGGTCATTCCCCTCGGCAAGCGAAGGCAGACGTAAAACCTTCCAATTGTTGCCATCGTGTCTTACCAATAAACCGCCGAGGTCCTCTTCGTGCCACCGAGTCATGATTAGAACAACACGCGCTCCTGGCTTAAGGCGCGTTGTAAGTTCAGTACGGTACCAAGACCATATCCCGTCGCGATATTTGGAGCTTTCAGCCTCCGCTTGGGACTTTATAGGGTCGTCTATTATAACGAGATCGGCCCGGCGTCCGGTAATCCCTCCACGAACCCCTACCGCGTAATATTCACCATTCGTTGAGGTCCGCCAATTAGACACTCCCCCGACTCCCCGGAGTACACGATATCCTAAAATCTCCTTGTTTGTGTTGATTGTGTCACGAAGACGGCGACTAAAGTGCTGTGCCAGACCAGCCGTATGAGAAGCTGCGATGATCGATGTACCAGGGTGTTGGGTGAACCACCAGGCCGGAAATAGAATCGATGCGTAAGTGGATTTCGCGGAGCCCGGTGGCATAAGCACCATTAGTCGATCAAGTTTCCCTCTGCTCAGTTGGTCGAGTTCTTCGAGCAATAGCCGATGGTGCGCTGCCGGAACCTGACCGCACTGTGTGTGGTTCAAGATCGCCCAGTCAACCAGATCGGTATGTACCCGCTGCCGTATCAAGTGTTGCTCTTCGCGATCCTGCCAATCGGGCGGTAAGACTGGCATCACTCAGGAAACGAAATTCACTACGGAAGTCGGCAGGCCAAGACTATTTTCTCCTGGCAGATCGACTACCGTATAGTTTGCACTCGGGCTATACGGCTTTATTAAGGCGTCCGCATCAAACTCCCGGTACAGTTCACACCTCACTTCCCCGCTATAGGCACAATTTGTATGTCTTTTTGAAGATTTCATGGTCTCTCCCCGGTTCGCGCACCACCGTATTTGACTGGATGTTGGGATGAATTTACGGGCGGACTGCAAGTAGCCCATCTTATGCGAATTCCAACGCAAGGCGGCCAGGTATTCCAATCTGATCGCGGCCAGCCTACCGATTTGATGGCGGCCACCATTCCAATTTGATCCCGGCCACCCTCCGC